GGCCCTTTCATAATGCCTGTACCAAATAAAGCCATCTCAAATGCTAAAGATCTTAATTGTTTATTTGCACCTGACTCCTCTAATTGATCATGTATTTTCTTTTCCATCTTTTTAGCTGCTATTGTAGCTGGATGAAAAGTTACACTTGTTTGTGTTGAGCCTGTACCTTCAATTACTTTTTCTGAAACAGGATCTAATTTCTTTTTTAGTGGCCCTAATCGTTCTTCTAATTTAGTTAAAGTCTCACCTGCTTTTAGTTCTGTATCTGGTGTTAAAACAAATGGTTCATTAGGTACTTCTTCAAATGCCTCTTTTAATTCACTAATACCTTTTTCTGCATTAGGATCTAAATTTATGTGTACAGATTCAGCTACACCTTCAGGTAATTTAGTTGGATCTACACTTAATGGAAACTTAGAGCTACCAAATAATACTTCTATAATTTGTCCATAGGCTGCTAATGTTTTAGTTTTAGTTACTTTAACAAATACTCTAGACTTTTCAGATTCAGTAAACTGTACTTCAGAACTATATAAACCTCTGTAATTTCTATAAGCACGTAACCATCGTGTTTCATCATTTCTTCGTGCATCTTCAGCACGATTAAACTTACTCATAATGAATGAGATAATACTATTCTCTTCAAAGTCTTTTGACTGTTCTTCAGTGTCCTCTTTTAAAGAAGATATATTATCTGTATCAAAGGGTACGTCTGTATTTTCTGCCATAGTTTAATATCCAAATGTTTCATCTGCAACTTGAAAACCTGAGTTTGATGTTAAGGGATTATAGTCAAACAAGTTACTTCTAGGTCTAGTCATAATGCCATAACGCAAAGCATCATATAAGTGATCTTCTGCGTTTGTATCTACATCTTCTGGATTCTTTTTATCCAGTGGTATTGAAGGCAATTGAGAAATAGTATTTGTACAATTATTAAAGAATACTAAACGAGGTTTTTCTGTAAACTCATCTACTTGTAATCTTCTATGTATTTCATTTTTACCTGATACTCTACTACCTTTACTTCTATCTGATGGTCGCCATCTGCAACCTTTTATAATCATTTGTTCAGCCAAAGATGGGCCAGTATCCCCACGCTTATGCCAAAGGCTAGAATCCAAAACACCGTAAACAATATTACCATCTTCTTTTTCAGCCTCTAATATTAAGTCAGCTAAATCTGTAGCTAAAACTTTTTTTACATATAGCTCTCTATAAACTACTAATTGTTCGTCAGGAGCAACAGCAAACCAAAGTACACCAGTATAGCTTCCATACCCATAGTCACAAGCCCTGAATTTCTTCCAACTATTTGGGATATCGAAAGGCTTAACAACGTGAACCTCTCTATTAAATTCTGGAAAAGCTGATCCTTCAGCAACATCCCAATCTCCTTCTAATAACTGTTTTCTTTGATGATCAGGTAATGATAACAGCATTGTTTCATATTCACCTGATTCAGCTAAATAAGGATTGTCAAATAATTTAGCAGGTATAAACTTACGTTTAAATAAAGGATTACCTTCTCTGCTGTGTCCTTTAGGATACTCTAGTGTTTTTCCTGTTTCTATATCTGTTGCCCAAAATGCTTGATTATAAGGCGAGGGATCTATAAACATCTTCTTAACCCATTGATGACCTGCACCACCTGGATTTGTAGTTGCCCTCATATAAATAGGAAGATCGTCACTAGCAGTACGTAAACGAGAACGTAAATAATTCCATGCAAAAGGCGTAGGCCATTGTGTAAGTTCATCAAATCCAATCCATGTAAATGCCAAACCTTGATAGCGTAATACATCTTCTTCTCTATCTAGGTATGAAAACCATAATCGACCCCCTGAAGGAGCTACCCACTGCATTTTACGTTCAGACCATTTGATGTCAGGAATTACTTTAGGATATAACTCCTGTGACTTCCAAACTAATTCACGTAATTCTTCTGTTGTGTGACGTACTAACAATCCTGAAAACTGAGGATGTGCTATGTATCTTAAAGGATCTGCAAGCATGGCATACGATTTTCCACCACCTGCTGAGCCGCCATATAAAACTTCACGTTCAGATGAAGCTAAAAAATCTGTTTGTGGCCCTTCATTAGGTTTAAATATTACTTTTCTACCTTGATAAGGGTCAATAGAAGTGCTAGAGGGTTGTACTACTGTCTGTTGTTTCTCTAGCTCCAAGTCTTCCTTTTTCAATTTTTTCTGCCGCTTGGATTGCCTTTTTGTACCTTTCGGCCCACTGACGTTTAATTGAAGCTGACTTCTTACGGATCTGCTCATCCTTTATCCTTTTACGTAATCCCACATGAGATATGTATCTTTTTGACTCGTGACTTAACCAATTTGCTACTTCTCTATAACTATACTGACGTAAGTGTATTTTAGCTTGTTCTAATAATTCTAATTCATTAGCAACTGGTATAAGCACATCGTTATCCTCTTTATCTACTTCATACCCAAATGGTATTGTTCTAGATATTCTAGGAATAGGCAACCACTGACTTGTGTCTTCTATTTTTTCTGGTTCAGGTAAAGTCCAGAAACCTATGCTTTCAGCTTGAAGATTCATACTCTTTTTCTTTTTGTTGGTGGTTGTCTTTTTTTATTGAAGGAAGATGAAGTAATACGTATGTTTTTTGTTGAATTGTTCAACGGATTCATATTTATATGATCTACGTCCTTGCCATCTCCCTTTCTAACAAGACCTCTTTTCTTTAAACTATTTCGTGCAGCATTTCTAGATGCTCTCCTTTTTTTCTGAATAGGAGATGCATGATATGTTGCATACTCTTTACGATAATTTCTCATCGTGTTCTTCATTTTTAGGTGGTAAAATAAACAAACCACTAGGAGATGTTACTTCCATCTTATCTGTTTTATTATGTCCAGTTCTATCTAATAGATCTTTAGCGGCTGTCATCTTATCTCTAATGCCTAATTCAGTTGGATTATCTAAAGCATTACCCATAGCAAATGCTGCTCTAGGAGCAACACGAGCTAGGTATTCTTTTGTAGCTTCAGCAATCTCGTCTTTAAGTCCTCGTACAACTTCTGTTGTTGTTGTATTATCTGAATAGCCAGCTAATTGTTTAGCTAACACAACTTTACCATTAGCCTCTTCAAATAACACATTAAGAAACTTTTGTTGCTTTTCAGTTAAGCTTTTCATCTTTCAGACTCTCTTTAAATTTTTCTAACATAACTTGTTTAGCTGTCAGAACTTGATCTAACTCAAACTTTAACTTAGTCTCTTTTGCTTGTAAATCAGCTATCTGAGAAGTAAGATATTTAGAAGTAGGACTTAGATCTGCTAAGTTATAATCTTTATCTTCAAAATTAATTATTGGAGATGTATTCTCTATTTTAGTATCTTCACTATTTTTTTGCATCTTTTTTATCCTTTGGCACTTCTACAAAATTCATATTTACACTAAATGATCTTCTTTCACCTTTAGTCTTAAATGGATATACACAATGAAACAACTGATTAGGAAAAACATAAAAGTCTCCTACTTGAGGTTTAACCATAAAGTTAGTTGATGTATATCCTGAAGATGTTCCACTTAAAAATTGTATATGCCCATTACTAGGATGATGGTCTTTATAGTCTTCTTCCCATTCGTCTTCTATACCTTCTGGCAAACTTAAATAACCTACACAAGACAAACGACAACCTGTATGTATATGTACAGGATTATATTCATTTTCAAATTGTCTTACAAACCAACCATTGACAATCTGAACACCATAATTATATTTTTCACCATCTAATCTTTTTCTACCAAAAGTATTTACTTGTTCACTAAAGTTTTGGTATTTACCTATAAAAGTTGATACTTCTTTTAAAAATAGTGCATTAATCTCTTCTGTAAACAATAACTCTTGAGAAACTTTACCTACAAGATTATCAGAAAAATCTTCTAATTGATCATTCATTTTTGTATTAAGAGTGTCTACAAACTCTTTTGATAATTTTTTATAGCCCATTGTAGGGCCAAAAGGTGATAAAAAATCTTCTTCACCTTTAGGTACATAAAAATTAGCCATTGGGGATTATACTCCTGTTCTAGATTGATAATCCTCTGCGTATGATCCTGTTACATTAAACAGTTTTTTGTGTTGTGGTACTGTCTCTTCTTTAAATCTTGTTGTATATAGATTACCTTTATACATAAATGTAGGCACTCTCTTTTGTCTTCTATAGTAACTAAATGCCTCACCAAAAGAATCAAAACTAGGTTCAGATTCCATTACTTCTGTTTCTTCTCCCATTGCATCAAATGTTTCATCATCTCTTTGCAATGATGCATCTGGTGTTGTATCTAAAAAGGGTGGTTCTTCTGCACCTGCTTTTGATCCTATTTCTAATTTTTCTTGTATGCTTTCTAACTCAGGACGAATTTGTTTAAAAATTTCAGACTGCTCAAATGCAATTGGTTCAAATTTTGTAAGTTCACCTAATCTTCTCATTGTTTTATCAAATTCTCTAAAATCATACTTTTTACCAGATGTTCTTGGAGGAGTTCCTGTTCTTGGAGAAGTTCTAACAGTTGTTAAATCGCCTACTACAGCATCGTCAGCATCTTTTCTAATTTTTGGGCCTTGTAATTTAGGAGATTTACCACCTTTAGGTGGAATAACTTCTGCAAATTTAAAGTCATCTGCTCCTGATCTAATACCTCTACCTAATGAAGGAGTAGGTTTAAGATCAGAGGGTCTAAGTTGTACAGTCGGTGGTTGATATCTTTGTGCAAAACCTCTAGGGCCACCACGATCTCGTAAACCTTGTAGTCCTTTTTCCATGCTTTTTGCAGTGCTAATAACCTTATCAACATTTTTAGTTGTAGCTTTTGTAATTTTTGTACCTTGCTCAACTAACTCTTCTGCTGCTTTTTTAGTTAATTTTTTTGCACCTGCTTGCGCTAATTTTTCTGCTGTCTTTTTAGCTGCAGCTCTTATTAGCATACCCCCTAGCGCATAAACAACTGGTATAAAAAATGCCATATTATTCTCCCTCTTTTAATTTAAGCCTGTGTAGTATTCATCTATAGACATAACAACGTGCAAACGTCCACCAGTTGCTGCCGTACATTTAATAATCTCTCCTGATGAAAGATTTAAATCTCTAGTTAATAATTCTGCTGTACCATTTGCACTAATAGATTTTGTTTTATACAAACTAAATACATTGCTAGAGCTATCTGTTAATGTAACAGTGATTGTGTCTGCATTACCACTATCCTCTGATACAATAATTGATTTTACAATAGCTATATATTTACTAGGCACAGTATAAACTGTAGTAGCATTTGTTGTTGTTAAGTCTGATTTAGCATTTATGTATCTAAATGTAGTCACTATATGTTTTTTCCTTTTTCAGGTAAAACTTTACTAGGTATAACTTGACACATTGGCTTTGCTTGAAATACAGTAGGACTTTCCATTGCTGTTTTTGCTTTAGCCATAGACTCTTCAAAACACTGTTCTTTTGTATTAACTAACTCATTACCTGTTATGACGATACAGCTTGTTGCGTATGGTGCAGAACACATGAGTATTATTGGTATCCACAATCCCATTAGACTAACTCAAAATGCGGGCCATCTATGAACGGCCGTCTGCCTTCAGAACGTCTTATGTCAATATACTGATTCATTAAATCTTCAGCACTACCATCCCATTCATTTAAAGGTTTATGCCAAGCTGCTCCCCATCTAATACTTTTACCCTCTTTAATTGCTGCTTCTTTCATTGCATCAGCAATATCATCGTAAAGATTCAACTCCCACGATGCCCTCGAACCAACATAGGCCATGAGGTCAACGGCATGACTTGTGCCTGTAACTTCCTGTGGCAAATGGCGGCTATTCATGGTTTTTGATGCGCCTTTTTTGACTAATTCTGCCTGCTCACTTTTTGTACGTAGGCCACAAATCACGCCAAAATCGACCTTGCTGAGTAAAATTGCCGACTTAACAATATCTTGTAAAGACTCATTTACACCCTCTAACTTCTCTAAACTTCTATTACTTAACTTAAATGCCATATTATGTCCTTTTCTTTTTTGTCTTTCTTCTAGTTGGTTTTTTAGCCATTGTAACAACAATAGCAATTCCACCTTTGCTAGGCCCACAATTGTTCATTTTCTTCTTAGAAGTCGTCTTTTTCTTTGTTGTAGCCATTGATGATGTCTCTCTTGTCTTTTTCTTATAATGCTATTTTTATGTTTGCATCTTGCAACAGGAAATCTTCTTTCCCCTAAATAATCTTGTCTGTAAGGTATTATATGTATTTCTGTTCTATTTACGATTTTTCATTCCAAAAAATTTGCTGACAGATCGAATCCCAAACGATGCGGCCACAATCGCCCCTAAACTTATCTGATACCAATCTGGCATATTCTGCAATGCAATAAACCCATCAGTCACGATCTGTCGACCCCAATCACCACAGAAACATAGAATCAGCGGGAGAGAGAACAAAATTGTTAGCCATTCATCTTTCCAACTGTTTTGTGTAGCACGTATAGCAGCAAGCTCCCAATCAATCTCGCCTGTTGCTTCTTTCATGCGTATCTGTGCTTCAGCTTTCTGCACAGCCGTCTTACCATCTATGTAACTTGTAGCGAGTCCACCTAGTGAACCTAGTAAGGATGTAATACCACCTAGCATCTCCATCTTCTCCTAGCTTGTCGCAATCTACTGTTCGGATCTTTTGCTGCTTTAGGGAACTTCTTCATCTGCCCTGCTGATCTAGCACAAAAAGACTTTCTCCTAGCTTTTTCTGATTTTGTAAGATTCTTCTTTTTGGTTACTGCTGTTTTTAATTTAGATCCTGGATTATCTCTACGATACTTAGCGACACCTTTCTTGGTCATACCTGCACCTTTTTTAGTTGGTCTTTTATGACCCCCTTTAATAGTATGACCTTTCATTGTGCCTTTTTTGCTCATCGATACGATCTCGTTTTCTTTGCAATCTTTTTAGGTTGTTTTACAAATTGTTTGCCTGCTCTATTACCTTTAGCTTTAGCTCTATTTGTAGCCGCCTT